ATCTATGGCAAACAGTTCATCCGTTATGCGGAGACCTGGGAAGCCCCTGTTAACAACCAAGCCGGTGCTATCGGTGTTGTAGAAATCGGTGAACTCCGCGCTGTTTCATACGCCACCTGGGCTGGTCCTAACTACGCCGCTGCTGGCGATGCTTTCAACCCTGCTGCTGCTCAGTCTACTATCGCAGGTGTTAACCAGGCTTACATGCCTACCGCTTTGGCTCAACCTCAAACTGCCCGTCAACTGACTGTGGCTACTTCTGGTTTGCTTTTGCTCGAGAACGACCCCGCTTCTCCTTTCACTAGCGCCAACCTGAACGCTGTTTTGGCTATCAACGCTGCTGGTCAAGCTCGTCTTGGCGGTACAGCTGTTACCCTTGATGGTACAACTCCTCGCATCCGTGAGATCGTGACCATTGGTGGTCGTGACCTTGTGCTTGTTTCCTTCGCTTAATAGCTAACTAACTCGGCTGGGCGCTCGTAGTTGTTAGGCTCATAGCCTAGAGAGACGTGGGTTAAGTCCCAGCCCTGTGTATACACATTTGAAGACAACGTTTTAATTTCGGAGACTTACTCCCATGATGAACCTGCAACAAACCTATGCAGGTGTAGATCCAATTCTGACTACACTTGCCCAAGGTTTCATGCTTCCGGCGACAAATATCGCCAACTTTATTGCCCCCGTTGTAGACACCCCTACTCGTGCTGGACGCATTTTGCGTTTCGGTAAAGAGCAGTTTGCTATCAACGACTTCCGTCGTGCATATGGTACGAACATTCCTTATGTTCAAAGCCGTTACGACTCGGAGCCTTATGCTCTTGAGCAAGAAGTCGTGGCTTGGGAACTTCCTGAAGAAGTTATCGAGAACGCTGGCGAAGGTCCTGCACAAGTAGACCTGCGTGCGATTGAAACTCGCAACGCAATGTCACGCTTGATGAATGCTTACGAGTATTCAGTTTCTCAGGCCATTACAGTTGTTCCTGGCTACAACCCTTACGAAGATCCAACTCCTGCCGCTGGTTCCCAGACTGGTTTGGGCTTCCTTACTTGGACTACTTTCAGCACTGCTTACGGTTCTGCCGCTGGCCCTGCTGCTTGGTCTTCTGCTACTTCTAACCCAATCGAAGACGTACTGAGCCTCAAGCGTTCAGTTGCTAACCAGATTGGTATTCGTCCTAACTCGATGGTTCTTGGAACCGCCGTGTTTGACCAACTGCTGACCAACCAGGCTATTCTTGAGCGTATCAAGTATACAACTGCTGACAGCATTGACACCGACATGCTTGCCCGTTACTTCGGACTTGAGCGTGGTTTGCGTGTGGCTGAGGGTCGTTATTTGGCTGATGACGGAACTCTGCAACCAGTATTCCCAGAGAACGGACTTCTCTTGTTCTACAGCCCAAATGGTCCTAGCGATTCCGTAATGCCTGCTGGTGGCGCTAATGCTGCAACACCTGCTTTCTCTTACACTTACCAGTTGACTGGTACTCCTGCTGTTCGCCCTGAGTACTACATTCGTGAGCGCCGCGTCGTTCGTGCAGAAATCACTGTTGAGCGTATCATTAACCTGGTTGGCCTCGGCGCAACTGGTGCTATTGGTTCGGGAGCTATGGTCACCAACATCCTATCCTGAGAAGGTAGGTATACTAAGGAGGTGTTTTCATGGCTATTCTGCGTCCATTAACAAAAGCGCAATACGTTGTATCGTTTACTGCGCTCGGAGGACCTACTTTTACAGCGGTCTTCACAAAATTTAGCGGTATCAATGACAGTGCAGAGACAAGTCAGTACGCCAACGGAACAGGTAATCGCCTGTACCACGTAAGTGGTCCCCGTACGTGTGATGATGTAACTCTCGAAGGTCCATATGATCCCACAATCTTCAAAACTCTAGAACAGTTTTGGCTTGATTACAACTGTAACCCTGTAACTGTTACCATTACCCCAACCGATTGTATCGGTGAAGGTTCGGCAGTTGGTGGTGGTCAGTACATCTGTTATGAATGTCAGTTCATGAACATTACTACAGCAGATGTTGATCGTGAGTCAGGAAATGTTCAGACGATTGAGGTTGGTTTCACCGTGAACTACTGGACACGCGATTGATAAACAACTCAGTTTAATTAATGACCTCAGCTTCGGCTGGGGTCTTTTTGTATCTAGGGTAAAACCAGTTAACATAAGGGCATTCTAGTCGTATGGCAAAAACGACATTTTCTAGCGGCGTAATAGTTACGTCAGCTTGGCTAAATGGGGCTCAACAAATTTTCTTCGATGGGCAAGACCTTGACTGGCATTATCCCCCTCTAGGTCTTAACTCATTTGTAATATCTGGACCAAATGGTTTAGACGCTCGATACGTCACTCTTGGTACTGAGCAACCAACGGTTGTAGCCGGAGTTTACCAGTCGGGTATTCCAATCAGCGGTAGTAAAGTTGTAACTGGTCCTTGGAGTTATGGATATAACCCCCTCTTGGTTGGGAATCCTACAAATATTATATCCAATGCACCAAAAAGTTTTACAACAAACGATAAGTATGACAATGCTGGAGGTGCTCCAGCGCCCACAGTGCCTCAAAGATGGGCAGCACTTGATGATGAAGACTTGATTACAAAGAAAGTAGTCGGGGAATGGGTTGAGTATAATCTAGACACACTTGAGGTTAATAATGGTGTGTATGCTTCCTCGACTACACCTGGCTGCAATAACTACGAAGGGGGATCTGTTACCCCATGTCCTCTCTAAGAAGGTAATACAATGCCGAGGTATAGTCCCCTCCCATCAGTAAGTTTAGATCCTCGCAATGAAGCTGAAATAGTTCAAGCTGCATCGCAAGTTGTCTATGAAGCCAGCAACCAAACCCTAAATGATTTCTCCCTCGGAAACCCACTTTCCGCTTTAATTCAGGGACAGGCTTTTGCTCAAGGGGAGTTTCTTTTCTGGGCTGATCAACTCCCGCAAGAAATTTTAGTAAAGTGGATAGGACCCTTTCTCGGTGCAATGCGTCGCCTTGGTACTTCCTCGGTTGCGCAACTTGTCGTAACTATATTTCCAAGTAATACGGACACAGTTATCCCAACTGGTACAACTTTTACAAGTAACTTCAACGCTACTTCCGGTGAGTCGATATCATTTGTAACTACTTCTGTCTATATAATACCGGCAGGCGAATCGTCAATAAGCGTTAATGTTGCCTCTCAATACGTTGGAAGTCAGTACAACTGTGCTGCGAACACAATCACAGGGTCCCCTGCAATTGGTATTCCCGGTTTAACGGTTACAAACCCTCAACCAGCAGTTGGTGGTTCAGATGTTGAAACATACGACGAAGTTCAAGCAAGGTTCTTCACCCTTATCCGTAGGAAAAACCCAGTTAGTCAAGAAGATTGGCAAGATTTCTTTGAAGATTTCTACGGGGTTGGGACATTAACCTCTGTGCAACCTAATCGACCAAATGAAGGTACTTATAATTATGTAACTGATTATCTTTTGCCAAATGGCCAAGTTTCATTCTTTGTACTCGGTCCAAATGGTACCGAACTTACACAGATTGAACTCGAACGTGGGCAGACTGCTGTCAACTTTTCAGTACCTGTTGAAAATCGTGGTCACCTTTATCCTTACACTCTCAGTCAAGTTCAATATAATATAACACTCGATATAGACGCAAACAGTTCATTTGGGGTTAACTTAAAAGAAACCTCCCTTGACTTTCGTAACAGACTATTCGCCATATTAACTCCTGGTGCTGTCTTCCCTCCCACAACTGACCCAACAGTATCTGATATAGACTCTGCATTTAATAACACAATACCCGACACAAACCGCTACATTAACCCCCACATTGAGGTGAGTAGTGCCTACAATACTCCTCCTTTGCTCACCCCTTCAGCGGCAACTTACACTCAAGTGTATGCGTTTGAGCCAAATAACACAATACTTCATGAGTGGGATCTTGTGGAGACCACACTACCTATCCCAACTTATTTCCCTGTTATACTAGACTTTAACCCCTACTCGATTGCTAAAAAAGATCAAACTATCTATAATAATTTAAACTTAGAACAGATTCAAACTTTACTCCCAGGTGTTTATCTTAAAGGACAAGTAGTTTACTGGGACACTGCAAATGGTGGTGACGGTCAGTTGCATGTTATTCTTGAGAACTTAACAATTGAGTCCGACTTAGCTATCTATATAGCACCACTAATACCGAGTAAGATTAGCGCAGCTATAGTCTACAGTCCTTGGGTAGTTGGTAACTCATATATTGCCAATACAGGGTCACTTTATACTCCTCAACTTGTTGAGTATGACTATGAGCCGGATGAGTTCATACCTGACCCAACCTCACCAGTGCCGCTTAACAAACGTCCGGGTACTTTCGTTTGGGTTGTAAATCAAAACTTCGTACTTGACTTACCTACAAACGATATTACAGGAGCTCAAGCAGCAACTGTTCTGGGTTCTCAAATAACACCTCAAGTGTTAACTCCTGGCAGTTCTTACTTAGCTGGTACTTGGGTTTACACTCCTCAGATAGGTTCCGGACCATCCCCTGTAGCCGACCCTTACTATAACTATGTGGATATTGTTAACGGTGTGGTTAATAAATATGCCTACGTTTTAGAGAGTTTCACTTATACTCCTAACGAACGAACCGTTAGTGTTTACTACGATACTCTGGTTGAGCAAAAAATCCTCCACGAGATTATTGTACAAAATGGTGACGAAACTTTACCAATAGCTAAATATAACCCCCGTTTCCCCTCTGGCACTTACCTTGAGTATCGTCAAAGTAGTGTGTCTGAGCCACAGTATTACATTGCTGCCACTTACTTCACACCTACAAGCACTGATGCCGAGGTTATGGTTTCAGAAGGATTGATTATTCCTTTGTACTTAAACAGCAGTCAGTACAGTCAGTTGATTGCTCAGTTGAACTCTGCAACCTCTTTAATTAGGGACCCAGTCCGCATGTTTACTTTCTTTAAAGGGGATCGAACTTTCTTCCGGCAAGGTTCAACCGTGCTTTCTTACACGGCTACTACGAATGTAAGTCCTTTATTTCAGTTTTACATTTACTTAACTAATGGCTCTTTCATTTTAACCGAGTCTGGGCAAACTGAGGATATTCCAATTGTTTCGTATATACCTTACTTTAATCCAGCCTACGCAGAGTATGCCGAAAACACCATTATTGCTGAAGATGGAAAAAACCTTTATAGGGTTATGAAAGCATTTACACCCACAACCACAGTCGTAAACTGGACAGAAACAACTGTTGTGAATACGGCTCGGATTCAGGAATATGCTGGCAATCTGTTGCGCTATGTCGAAAAATACACTTGCGCAGAGGATGTTCTTTCTCAACTTGGTCGTGACATCTCTGCGATTAAACTGGGAATTGCAGAGATTACTTTAATACCTAAAGATCAAGGGAGATTCAGCAACTCTTACAATCAAAGTACATTTGTTTGGGAGAACACAGACTCAGCTACAATCACTCCACAACTCTCCTGGTTTACTGGTACCACTTATCCCTACAACCCACCAGCATACAATGAAGGGACATTAAACTTATGAGCCAACAACTATTCCCTGTAAATAATGGTGTGGGGCAGGTTGTTGCTAACACTGCTACCACCACTTCTCAAAATGTTTTTTCGCCCCAGTATGTGATTGCAAATAGTTTGCAACCACGACCTACAGAGTGGGTCCCAGGCGGAAGACCAATCTATAGAAGATTACCGGCTACGAGTGAAACGTATCAAATAGATTTCTTCAATATTGTTTCTCCACCAAACACTGCAGTCAGAGCCGAACTTGAGAACATAGGTTATGTTTACGTTCCCTTTACTGACAACAGTGAGGGACCATCTTCCATATTTGTCTCGGCCTCTGAAAATCGTGAGGACCTTATAATTCGTGGTGGGAGAATCGTTTGGCAGTATGGTGGTACTACTGTTTATCCTGCACTAATAAACCTGGACACCTTGCAAGTTGGTCCTGGTACTTATTTTCTAGCTTATGAACTTATCTATGATGATGCAGTAGAACAGAAAATCTACACAATGAATGACTTTGCGTTGACTGGTCAACCTCTAACTATAACTTCAAGCACCGACAGCGTTGTAGGTTGGAGATACCCTGCTGTAAATGCTTTTCTCAACACAACTAGCAATTTTTGGACTTCCGAAGATACTTACTTCCCAAGTTTTGCTCAACCAACTGAAAGCTATTTGCAATGGGAAAGTGAACTTGGTTCCGCCTACTCAAATATAGTTCTAAGGTGTCCCTCAGGTTTCACTTCAACTGCAACAGCTACGCTATACTACATCTCCTCTGGGGGTGTGGTTAATACTTCATACACTGTAAGTCCGTCTCTTGACTCAACTGGTCAATACTATGAGTTTAAAATTAGCTCACCAACTTTCAACACAGGTTGGAAAGTTGAGTGGTCAAATGTTAATGTCAAAATTCAAAGTATAACTGTATCAGGTGCTCTTACCCTGGAAAGAAAACCAGTAACTCCTGCTACTCAGGCGAGTCTTGTACTCTACCCTGAGAATATAACTCCAACTACCTCAACTTTTTGTCCTCTTGCAAAAGTAACTGTTAACGGCTCTTTCAAAGCGGTAAATATACAAGATATACGTTATGTAATACGACGAGACTATGTACCAGTATCTGACTGGTTGACAAAATTCTTTGATGAAAATTTAATAAATCTATACGAGCAAGTATATGATTACAGCACTACCTGGATGGCACCTCCTACCGCTCTACGACAAGAATACGCAAAACTTGAAACTCAAAACATATTGATTGTGTAAAATGACTTTTGAAACCGCCACTTTTGATCCGAAGGAGTTTGAACTTCGTAACTTCACCAACCAGTATGTAACTCCAGATCAGGCGACAGACATCACGCTTGTGGAGTCTCGTGTAAATAGCCAACTTTCTTTTCTTGCGCAACAGCTAGGATGGAATGGGCCAAATTACTGGACGAATTTGCCTTCAACACCTAACCAAAGACGACAGTTACTTGGCGGGTCCTTTGGTGTTTACAATGGTTTCATACTGCCTAGACTTCTTGAAGTTAGAAACTGGGATAACACAATTGTGCTTGATCAGTTGCCTCTACTTGACGACCCGCAGCAGATATCCTCTGAGAAAGTAATACTTGGATTCGATGAGTATGAGATTCAGTCACTCTCAGTAACAGGGGACACATACACAATTAGTCTCGGAACACTTCCACAAAGTTTCTACGACCAAATAGCTGCCAATGAGCAGTTAAAGATTACAATTCCAACTTTGAGACCAGCGCCATTTTATAGGCCAGATGTGTTGATCTCTGGTGACGCTTCTTTTGTAGTTAAGGGTTATCCCCAGGTTGCTCCAACTCCCCCAGAAACTGAAACCTCACTAAAACTTTATCCGGCTTACGACACACAGGGACAGTTTGAATATAAGAGTTTGTCATTCTTTGCTAACTCTGTTTACTACTTTGATCAACCAGTTTATATAAAGTACGATCTTACGAATCCCACACCCGATATTTCCCCAACTTTCGACAGTAACAGAGGTCTTTGGTATTTGAAAATACCCCCCACTGTAGTAACTTCCTCAACCCCCGTAACAGTATTTTTATGCTGGGACTATGCGGACTCTACGAGTCTAGATGTTGTTTCAACTACAGTTGTTGTACGAAACTGGGAGAACTCTTCAGACTGGGGTAGTTTAGACACAGTTACTTATTACACTGGTGCTTGGGGGAATAAGGGTGGACCTTTACCATTTAACTTGGTATTTGACAGTCTGTCTATACATGGTGCTACAAAAGAAAACTCCATCACTCTGCAAACAGTGGAGAGGAGTTTGAACTACAACTCACTTGTGGAGTTAGTCTACTCACAACAAACTCCTTTTGACATAACTGCACCGGGAGATCCATATAATGGTGACCTGTGGTGGAACCCTGAGTCTGGAGCTTTGGCAGTTTGGTACGATCCTTACAATACTGGTTGTTCCACCTGGGTTGAAATTGATTATCGAAATGAACCTGAAGAGATTATTGTAGCAACTCTGGTTTATCCTGATGTGGTTTCCTTTTCAGCAGCCGCAGCAACAATACCAGACAATACAACTGTTTTAATCCTTGATTGCACAGGTCTTGGAATAGCAGAGGGTATTGTAGGATTATCAGGTACAATTACAACTTCACCGTCGCTTTATCTTTTTAGGGGTGAAGACTCCCCCTTCTGGACACCGGTAAGATTTACTTTTTCCACTGTTGCTGAGTTTAACAACACTGCGTTAATTTTACCATACAATATACCTGTTGTTATCTCAGATGCAAATAGTTTAGTTCCAGCCGGTACGAACTACAACGTTACAAATTTGGACTTTCAAGTTCTTTTCTCTGTTCCAGCAGTACTTACGAAAACTTACACAAATACGAGTTGGTTAATTTCTCCAGATTCAATACTTCAATACATTTCACGTTCTGCTTTGTTCAACTATGAAAATCAGGGAGAAATGTGGTGGGATTATGCAAATCCTGTCTATTCAACACGAGCCGCAAGTATTTACATTCAAAGTGCTTGGGTCTCAGTAAACTCTCATCCCCTGAGTGGCTCACCAAGTTATTTCTTTGACCCAAAGAGTGTCAATTTTTACACCGATGGGAATTTATTAACCCTTGGAAATGACTACACAAATGGTGACTATTTACTTGTAGTAAATTTCAACAGCATAACAGAAAGTTACGAAATTACTTACACTCCTCTAGACTTAAAGGGGAGGACGAGTTTACCTACTTTGACAATTTCTGATTCACTCACAGGTACCTACACTGCAAATATATCCAACCTTGTGTTTAGTGGTGTAGAATTCGCAATGACCCCAAATGTGGCAGATGCTGAGACACCTCTACGTTTGTGGAAAACTGAAGAGTTACAAGATGCTGGAAGTGTTGCTCGCCTTGTAGAAAATAACTACGAAAATCCTCTTCTAGCAGATGTAAACACAGGGCCAAGTCAAGTAAACTGGGAAAGGTACTTTGTACGTCTACCGTTGGACTATGGACGAAACGAGTCTATTTGGCAGAAAGTTGCTTTGACTTGCCAAGATTTTGGTTACTGGGGTACGACAATCCTTGCAGAAAAAATGAGGTGTCCTGCTGAAGACGACCTTCCTGTTGTTTATGACGAGTTGTTTATTTATGATCAACCCATTCAAGACTACACCTATGTGTATTCAGAACCCTATCTTTACTCAAATATTGCCTATGTGAACTCTTCGGAAACTGGAGATTTCTTAAACTCCGGATTTTTTCCGGCCAATGATTTACCATACGACGGGTACACCGAGGGGAGTCTTATACCTTATGAGCCACTCCACAATCGTCGTGCAAATTTAGACTCCCCTGTTGGAGCAGGTTATGGTGACTGGGAAGGAGTTTATGTGAATGTAAATGCTTGTCAGTCTTTGAGTGGTTTCCTTGTAAATGACTTAATGGATGGTGCAGTCAGCCCAGTAAATGCACCAATTTGGGATGCAAGTATATACAAACTTCCTCCAACGTGTGAGAATCCTCCAGCCTCTTATGATGTGGACTCAAATCACTACAAAATTTGTTACGCATACTTCGTAGCAGATGCTTCAGCTGCTGAAGATGGTTTCTTCGATGTTCTTCAACCAATATCTTCTCAGTACATTCGACCTAATGGGGGTAATGCACCGAATGCCGACCGTAGTTTATTTGAAACCTACAAAGATGTTTTGCTTGTGGCAGGGTAAAACCATTTAGTTTAACCAACGTATATGTCAACTCGTAGACGGTCAACAACCAGTGAGGGGACTTTCACACCCTTTTTAGAAACTTCTGAACCTGAAGAAACTGCCGTAGTTGAAGAAACTCCACCAGTTGAAGAAGTAGAAGTAGAAAAAGAAGTGGTTGAAGTGGTGGAAGTGGAACCAGAGCCACCTAAACTTGAACCTAAACCTGAGAAAAAAGAAGTAGTAAAAACAAAACCAGCGAAGAAAATTGAAAACCCTAAACCTATTAGTCCTCCTGAGTTAGTGCGTCCACGTCGTAATGTTCCTCGTTTTGTGAGGTAATAGATGACAGTACCAAAAGGAAGAACACTACCCCTAATAAAACAACTCGCCTCAATGCAGCAGGCGAACGAAGCCAACATGAAGTATGCAGGGTTGCCAAACTCCTGCGTTCGTGCCACCATATACGATGTGAATGATCCGGAAAGTCGAGGCAGAGTTCGAGTACTGTTTGATGACTTTAACAGAAATATTCCCCAGGTAGAAAATGCTGGAGATGCTTCAAAACAAAGAATAGCTGAGGACACTCCTCAACTATCTCATTGGATTGACGTTTCACCATCATTTAAAGGAAAGCAACCAAAAGGACTTGTTGGAAAAAGGTGCAACATTGTAATATCAAATCGACAGTACCAGTATGCGATACTTGGGGATGTTATCTATGACCCCCAAACACTGACTCAGGAAGCGGGGAAGGAGTATACTCAACCCAACAACAGTTCAATGTCTCGTTTCCCGGTATATGACTCTGGGACTTTGCCAGAGCCGTGTGCTGAAAACCACGGTTGCACCGTTATTGAGAATGATGGCCCATTACAATCGGATTGGTTGTGTGTCTGTCTTAAGAGAAATGGTAAGTATGTCTGGGTTCGACATATAGACACATCTCATGGTCATGCTGGACAAAATGATAGTGCTCAGAAACCTGACAATATTTCCGACAATGAACAACCCGTAAATAACATGACGGTTTGGGATTATACTTTCCCTACAACTTTCCAAGAGATGACAAAATACTCCACCTATGGGACTGAAGTTCGTCCCAATCCCTTTGGTGAAGAAGCAAGGTGGATTGGTCCCGCTAATTATGAGGGGCAGAAAGAAGCATGAGTGCTATTAATTACCCCGATGAAACTTACCAAGGTGTGAGTGTTGCAGCTCAACTTGGTGCAACTTTCGACCCCACACCAGACTATTCAGTTGAGTCTGGCACTAACTGTGGAAACGCCAAACCCTACCTGTTCTGGGACGGTGGTTATTTTTGCACCGATGTCACAGTTAAAACAAACTTAAAAGTTCTGAACGACCTCACAGCCAACACTGGCACCGTGGGCAAAGCTGTTTTCACACAAACAAACACTATTATTAGTGTTCCAGTGGAAATAGATGCTAATACAGTTGTCAAAGGTTACCTGAAAACTGACAACTTAGAGGTCAAGGAAATTGAGTTTCGTGCTGTGCAACTTCCAGGATTGGACAACTACTACGTCTTGGCCTCTTACATTTCTTCTTAAAATGGCTATTCGTAGACCCAGCATTTATTCTCCAACATGGATTTATCAAGATTTTTTGTATCTTGATAGTCCTCCCGAACAACTTCGGTATATTCTTGTGAAGAGGGATGGGGCAGTTTATTCTCGTGTGTCTCAAACATTTGACTATAGTAATCCCCCCTACCCCGATGATGAGCAAAGAGGTGGGGATATCGTATGTCGTCTTGACTACACAATTAATGATAAATTAATAACTGTGGATAGCTGGCAAGTAAACTGGAGAGATGAACTCCCACTAAGATTAGCAGTTAATTATCTTGTCAACTGTTTGTATGGACCGAGAGGTGGTTTTGTTGTAAGAGTTGAAAAGACCAGCATTGACAATGGATTTTGGCAGTCAGAAGCATTCGCTCCCTATGACAATGTTTACAATGACTTTGAACTTGATCCCATAGTACAAAACTCACCTCCATCTTTCCTTGTATTTAATCCCGATGAAAGTGGAAACTGACCGGGTAAAACCTTAATAACATGTGGGATGAACTGTGGCTCTGCCCCTTATAAAAGAAATAACTGCACCGTCTCCTACCACACTAATTCTGTGGTTTGACGCTCCGTTAGACACAACTGTTATCGTACCAGTAGAGTCATTTACCGTTAACTACGGTCAGTTTGGGGTATCCACCCTTAACTACGCTTCAGACACGATGATAACACTGGGGTTGGACACAGGGTTGTCACCGTGGGATGAAGTATTCGTAACGTATGAACCCCCACTTGAACTCTCCAGGTGTTTGCGTGGTCCAGTTCCTGCAACTGCCAACGATGTTGTAAAGAAAAGAAATGCAGTTCGTGCCTTTTACAGGGTACCAGGAAGAAATCAACTAGCTCCTGACGAACTCACTGACGGAACAAGAATACAGGCAAACCTAGGTCAAACTATTGGCGGTTACGGGTTCCCTTACCAGAATCGTTCGGGGGTGATGACGGATCAGAAAAGTGATCCTCGCTCTGCTTCTCCCGATGATTTCATCGTAGCTTATGGCTTGAAAGAAGCTATTCAACTTACCAACATTGATGATGCTGCTGCAACCAGTGTCAATGTGGCAAAATTGAGAATGGCGATTCAAGACGCCAATTCTTTGATTGATAGTTATATAGAGCAAAGTGGCAAAGCAGGAATGGTACTCATAACGAGTAATCGTAGGAGAACCGCACTTATTGTTGCCCGGTATTACCTCGACACCGTGCGTCGTCGTGAAGACGTAAGAGCAGACTTTGAAATGTCTCTCAAACAGATGCAAGCAGAAATGGCAATGACTGCCATTCGTGCTGGCAATGGTGACAGTGCTATCGATACTCCACAAGGTATCATGCGGTGTTGGCGTATTCCTCAGCGTTATAACAATGTATCCGGTAAAGGACTTTCAGGATGGGTCACCGATACCGCTGGAGATCAAGCTCCCGACTACAGACAAGGATTTGGTGCAATCGGACAGAATAATATTTTCCCCAATTGGATTACTACCGAGAACTACCAAGAACTAACAGGCGGTACTCCTCAAATAACCGAACCTACAGATGCTGGTGGGATCTCCTACGATTCTGGTGGGTGGACTAACTAAGGGTAAAAGAAGTTATAAGCTAGCCTAACTCAAATGAGCTACTCTTTCCCACCTAGTCCAACGGTGGGACAAATATATACCGCAAATGGTAGGTCTTGGAAGTGGAATGGTGTCCAATGGACAGCAGTCGCAGTATCAACTCCCAGTTCTGCCCCTGTGTATGTAAGTGTCTCGCCACCTGCCTACCCTATTCAAGGCTCGCTGTGGTACGACAGTAGTAGCGCTTTCCTTAATATTTGGTACACTGACCTAAATGGGGGACAGTGGGTATCTGTTGTACCCTTCCCTCAAGACACAATCACCCAGCAGGGTGGTACGTTCGAAGGTGCAATCTACGCGCAGTATGACATACCAAACAATCCAGCTGCCTTTATTACCGTCGGATGGTTCAACGATGAACTGACGGCTTATTTGACAGACAATGGTTATATACAGCAAGGTAATGGGGTTACCTTAAATCCCCAAGGTCAAATAGCATCCATAGATCCCGGACTCATCGTTTAACATCATGACTGTATCTCTTCAGAATCTTCGTGCAGTTGGCGTGGGTGTGGAACCTACCTCATTGCTTCCCGGCCAAATAGCATTTAACGTAACCGATAAGGTTATTTATGTTGGAGATGGC